CTGCTTGCGCTTCGAGTCAAGCAGCGTCTGTGTGCCGACCTGCCCAAAGGTGCCGTACCAATACGGATTGCCGATGTTCGCTTTTGCGTATGCCACGAGACCTGTATTAGTCTTTGCCATTTTCAGCGCCCTCCTTTTTCTTAAGCTGCTTATTGATTTCCGCAACCGCCGCTTCGATGAGCATGTCCATCTCAATGTCAGATATTGATATGCCTTTCTCATTGAGCATTTCGACGATGTTTTCCTTGACCTTTGCAAGCTTTTCAGCCCCGTGTAAATCTTTATACAGCTGCTCTGCGGCGTTTACACAGGTTCTTACCACCGCTTCTTTGGTTTTGTCCGTGGTAAATTTGGCGATGATTTTCTTCACCGCTATACCGACAAAACCGAGAATGGCTGTCAAAACCGTGTAAATCAATGTCATACCGTACTCCGACCAAAATTCTGCAAACATAAATGTGACCTCCTTATTTTTCGCTCATACGGCTCTCCAAGCCGTCTATCCGATGGTGTGCTTGCTTCGCGGACGATTCAACAGAGCTCAGTCTTTCAACGACTTCCCTTATGCTGTCGTCCTGCTTTTCCTGCTTTCGTTTGATGTCATCTACGCCGCTTTTTATGTACCCCAGCTCCGTCAAAACAACACCGTCTTTCTTGCCCTCGTCGCGGTTGTCGCTCTTGCCGTTTCGCTTATAGGCTTGATACCCAAAGATAATGGCGCAAACCGTCCCGCATGCACCTATTGCGGCTAAAAAAACTTCCCACACGCTCATCCCGTCACCTCCTCGAAATAAATGCCCACAAGCTGCGACGGTACATAGTGCAGTATAGTACCTTGACCGTTGCTGTCGTCTCTTGTGCATCTGTAAATTTTGCCGCCGTCAACATAATATAGGTCTTTGTAATACCTCATGCCAGCCGCCGCTGTAATAGGATTATCAATCGTGCCGTCCTCGCCGACCGTGATAGGCTCCCAGTGTGCCGCCGTGTTTTCCGGCAACCATGTCGGATTTGCCGTTATGGCGTTGTAGCAGCGATAGAGCCCGCTCGGTCTGCGGACTATACTGCCGACGGCATAATCGACATACCCGCTCCACAGCGGATAAAGCTCTGCATACTCCAAAGCTTCCGCGTCCGTCGTGATTTTTGTCAACACGCCATCTATCTTGTCTCGATAAGCTTTTGCTTCTGCGCGTGTCATGCGCTGTCACCTCCTGTGATTATTTCAAGCGCTTCCGAATCGGTGATTTGCTCTTCCGGCACGTCAATTTCCGCCCAGTTTTCGGCGCTGTCGTTTACACCAAGATAAACCGTTACCGCCGTTATATCGCCCTTTTGCAAGACCTTTCCGTCTGCCGCCGTGATACAGTTGCCATTAATCGTCATGATGTCACCACCGTCCATCCTTTGTTTGTCGCCACTGCAAGCGTAGTTTCCGGGATTCCTGCCGCTACGGCGGGCGTACTTTTGAGCGTGATTATCCGTGCCGTTTCCGATGTTGATATGTCGGGCAGCGTATTAAAAAACGCAAGCACCGCGTCCGCTTCCAGCGCCGTTGCCGTTAGGTTGATGTCGCCCGGAAAGCTCGTCAAGCTCTCCCCTCCCGTAAAAAGCAGCTTGCGGAGAGAGTAGCAAGCCATAGTTGCATAAAATGGATTAGTCCAACCTGTCGTCTCACTGATATCACAGATTAACTCTCGGAGATTCGTGCATTGCCGGAAGGTTTCCCACCAACTTTTCATTTTAACCGTTCCCAAAAAGCTCTTGAGTGTGGTTAAGTAGAGCCTTGTAGTTGGCTCACAAATTCCCGACTGTGTTTTTACATATTCAACTGCCTTTAAGCAGTCTGGAATCTTGTTACCAAAGTTGTAAAAATACCGACATCCCGTCAAGTTTCCAACTGTCGTAAATGTATCCGTCTCGGTATCGTCTTTACGCAGAATCATATCCACAACACCGTCATTTATATAATAACTTCCTGTTCTTGTATTTGACCAGATACGATACCACCAACCAGTCAGTTCCAACTTGATAACCAGCTGCTTCGTACCGTCGCTCATCGTGTCGGTGTAGTCATCATAATTAAAAACGCGAGTCACAATCTTATCTCCGCTTGCGCCAGTGCCTGTCACTGTCACCGGCTCGTCATTTTCAAATGCCACAAATTCACCATTGATAACTTTTCCGGCGTACATAGTGCAAGTGCCTTCGCACCTAAACCCAAATGATACTTTATTGGTGCCGTTTGGAAACAACTTAACAAGACAATACATTGTCCTGTTTGCAACTTTGTCATAATCCGGCAGTCTAAGCCATTCGGCGGGGCGGGTGCCTTGATAAACTTCACGCGAATCAGACTCCGGCGCGGAAGAGCCGCCTGTTATAGTGTCAACTGCGTCGCCAAAGCCTTTAGCGGAATCCCATGCTATCTGATTAGTATCACCCGTTTTGTTGCGGATGCGGTTAGCTGTGTAGGTCATAGCTGCGTCAAGCGCGGCGGAGTCAACTACCTTGTCGTATGCCATCAGTAATTACCTCCTGTCCACTTCGGCAGGGCGGCAAGCGTGTCCGTGACTATCTCCGCCTTGTCTGCCGCCGTCCAGTAGTCAGTACCTTTGGCCGGAGTCTTGCCGTCAGTACCGTTTTTACCCGGTGTTCCCGCGGCGCCTTTGAGTCCGACATCTGAGCCGTTGTATTGGAGCTTGCCGTCGGCGGCGGAAAGCTTGTCAAGCACGGATTTGTTATCATGCTCATGTGCCTTCTCAAGAATCGGATGCCAGCCATCCATAACAGACTGCAAATTAACTGTAATCGTGCCTGTTGCAGATGGAAGATCGCATGCAATGTTTTTTGCAAACATGCCCGCAATCGCATAATACATTGCGACATCAAGTCCGCTTTTAACTGTGTCAGACTCAAGCTCAACAATATCCGGGAAAGTGGTTTGAACATCTTCTGACAGCGTGTAGCTGATGTCCTCTGCCGTTGATGCGCCACCGCCTAAAGCCTCGCCGCCATAGGTCGGCTTGCCGTCGGTTTCGGCAAACTTATCAAGCACCGCCTTGTTGTCGTGCGAATGCCGTGCAGCAGTGTTAAGCGCGATTTCGGCGGCAAGGCTATGGCTCAACCGCTCTGTGCCGTCCGGGATTGACACCTTTGCAGTGCCCGTTATCACAGGCGCATAGCCGACTATCTCGCCGTCCGCAAAGGCGACAAGCTGCGCTGCCATGTTGCCCGGCTCGGGCACAACATCGCTTGTAATTTTAACCGCCACATAGCCGTCCACAGGAGTCAGTAGCTCGGTTTGTAAATACTCGCCGACCGTCGACTCAAAGTAGACACGATAGCTGTCTGCGCCCTCAAGCTCTTCGGGCACAGGCAAGGCAAGCACGGTAAAGTTATTTTCCGCGCGATAGCCTACGTCGTAGCCACGCGGGCGGGCATAGTCAACCGTTATCGTTCTTGTCTGCATCTTTTTCCGCCTCCCCGTTCTCGCCCTCTGTGGGCGGTTTTTCGAGTTCTGAAAGCATATCGGACAACAGCTCAATTTTGCCAAGCTGTTTAATAAGCTCCGCTCGGACATATTCAAGACGGCTTGTCAGCTGTTTTGTTTCCTGCTCAAGCTGTTGTGCAGTCTCTTGAGTTGTGCCGAGTCTTTTTTCAAGTTCGGTTTTTGTCATATCGGGTTTACCTCCTTATGGTGTTCATGCCAGCTGTTTTGCTTTGTTGCCTCCAAACTGTACCCAAACGCCAGTCGAATCAACAAATATTTTCGCGCTGTATGTCATGCCTGCAATTTTCAGCGTTGCACCGTCCCAATTAGTACCGGACGGGTACACATCAAGGCGAGCAACTATTTTGTCATTGGAGTTTCTTACCTCGATTGCACCGGACGGCGTCGAGGTTGCGGGAATCCCAATTCCAAAGTCCGCACGGCATACATCCACATTGCTTCCCGTTGCTATGTTTCGATAGTGCGTAAGCCCTGCAAATACGTTATTCCTAAAATGATTCGACACAAGTGTTCCGCTTACAGATGTTTCGTCTTTTGTTGCTATCAGATACTTGTTCGATGCACCAAAACCATTTTCTTTTTCGCGGACGCGAAAGCCCTTTCCGTCTTGACAAACAACGTCCGTATAGGCATCTCCGCTATCTATGCGAACACCTTTTGTACTGTCAATACGGACATCATACGTGAGACCAGAGAATGGATAGTTAATACTATCAGAAAAGCCTATAAATCCCGCTTCCGTTTCGCCGGATAGTCTTGTCATGCCAAGCACCGACTGTCTTTGTGTTATAGCGTCAGCAAACGGTCGAGTGGTATTGATTATTTTAAGGTCATATGCCGAACCCTTAACACAAAAAACGCCTGTTAGGTCTGCGTCGGACGCTTTGATGTGACCGGTTTCGAGATTAAAAGAGAATCCGTTTGTGCCGCCTGTGATAATGCCCGTTGTTATAGCCGTTGCGTTTATACCTGACCCGGTCATAGCGTTGGTGTAGGTCTTGCCGCCGTCTGTGGTGCAGCCTATACCGCCATAGGTGCATTTAACACCTTGCAAGCCATCTGTCGCGAAACACTCCCAGCCGTCCGGGTTTCCGTCCTTGTCGAGGTCGAGAATACGATAATATCCGCCGTTTGCCCCGTTTATAGCGTTTGTAGCGGCTTTTATTGCCGCCTCCATTGAGTTTCGAACCTTGCTAAGTTCAAGCTTTACGGACGCGCTGACGGAGTCAAAAGACATCTCCGTTGTGTCGAGATTGGGAGATATAATTGTAGACTGCAAACCGCCCGAGAGGTCTAACTCTTGCTGCGCTACATAGACGGTATATGACTTGCTGTTTTTGTCTTTGACGGTGATAATATCGCCGACCTCTATACACGGGTCTCCGCGCCATGTGCAAGTTGACGGATACCAAGTCCGTCCGTTATACCGCGTATATATCGCGTCTATCTCGGCGTGGCCAATAAGCGGATTCGCAAAAGACAGCGGAACTCCTGTGCCTTTTGTGTAGACATCTTCGTCCTCGCCCGCAGAGACCGCTTCTATCTTGACCGCGCTCTCTGCGGACTTTTTAAAGCCGTTTTCCCACTGGACATCCGCCGTCACGGTATAGTCATAGGTACTGCCCGGACTAAAAAACCACGAGATATAAAGCTTTCCGACTGTGTTTATGCGCGCAGACATTCCCGCGCATCCGACGCAGTAACCGAGCACGTCTCGCTCGCTCTGCTCCGTCAGTTCTGCGGCTGTTGCAACGCCGATAACATGATTTTTCAAGGCGGTCTGTGCCGCCGTATCGACATATGCCACGCTCAAGCCGTGCATACTTGCGATATTCTCGACGACATCTTTCAGCGTCGTGGTATCGGTGACTGTAATGGACGGCGTCCACTTGCCGCCCATTTTGTCTATCTCGTCATATCCGGTGACGGTCAAGGTCTTGCCGTCGTCGTCCGTTTCCGGCTTCTCTGTCGCAAAATAGCCGCAGGGCGTGTAATAATATGTTCCGTCCGCCAGAAGCACGCCGCTCTCGACAAAAGCTATCTTGCCGCGGTAGTTAAAGGTGGACGATGGATTATTAAAAGTCGCGGAATAAGAGCTTGAGCCTACGCTTCCGACTGTTGCGTCCTCGTCTCCGTTGAGAACCTGTGTCACGCTCAAGCTCTGCAAACCGTCCGTTATGACGACCTTATCCGAGACAAAAGAACGAATTCCGAGAGTCGTCACATAATGTCCGAATGTTATCCGGTTGATTATGTGACGAGTCCGCCCGGCATAAGCAGCTCTGACCGCTGCGCGTTTTGTCGCGTTGGTTATCTTATACACTGCCTATGCCCCCTTACATCTCGGTCAAGCCGAAGCTAAACTCTTTGTAAGTCCAAAGAGTCTCGCTGTATATCTGCTCTATGTCCGCCTCGAGCGTCGAGCAGTAGAATGTTTTTGTGCCGAATGTGCCCGTTTTCGGATTCGGCAACCAGCAGTCGAAGCTATCAGCAAGGATAATATCTGCGATTTCTGCGTACTGCGTATTATTCAACCCGCTCGGCATCGTGGCGGTGTATTTGTTCTTTCCCGTCACGATATCGCGAAACATTGTTCCCGTGTTGTTATCACGCCCGCTCTTGCTGCTGTCGATGATATTTATTCCGGGTTTTAAGCCCATCGGCGTGGGAAGCGTTTTCCATGACGATGTACCCGTTTTTTTGATTTTCATTACGGTCATGCTCATACGCTCACCCCCGCGAGCGGCGTTTTGCCGGTTCTCCTGACAACGCCGTTATGATATTCAATCGCCGACTGTCCGACGACCTTGCCGTCGAGCGTGGTATAAATTGAAATTGATATCGGGCGTGAGTTATCTCCGCCGAGTTCGTTCATAACCTCGCGAACTGCCTGTTTCATCGTCGACAGAGGCGAAACGACCTCGGGCTCGCGCTTGTTATCGCCGAGTATAGCCGTGTATTCGCCGTAGTTTCTCGGGACAACTGTGCCGGTAGCAAGGCGAGGTATGCTGACGGTCGGCAGATTAAAGCCGAACTTCTTACCGCCTATTCCGGGCACCCAATCGGGAATATTCCACGAGATTCTATTTGCTTTATTGACAACGGTATTAATACACCGCTCAACGAGCGATATAATACCGTTAAGTCTGTCGCGACCTGAGTTTTTGATTGAATCCCACATTCTCGACGCGCCAGAGGTTATTTTATTCCAAAGGTCGGCTGCACCGTGCGCGATTTGACTGCCGAAAGATTTGATAGCATTCCAAGCTGCCGAGAACGCGCCCGAATTTATTCCGGTTGCAATACCGACGGAGAAAAGCGCCGCGCCTGCCGCTATAAGCGGAATATTTGTCGTCGCAATACCCGCTATAAGGAGAGCTGTTCCCAGTGCGATTGAGCCCCATGTCACTATCTGCGCGAGCCACGGAGGCATAGCTTCAAAGGCGCCGCTCTTGTCTCCAACTGTCATTCCAGTGACAAGGAGCATAATTCCAGCAAGTGTAAGATAAATGTTCCCCATGACTATACCGACAACCAAGAGAGCTGTGCCGAGTGCCATTCCGCCCCATGTGATTATCTGCTTTAACCAGCCGGGCATAGCCTCAAAAGCCCCGCTTGCCTCGCCGTATTTGACGCCCGTCATATATAGAGCGATACCCGCGAGAATAAGCTTCGGGCTAAATTTGACAAGTCCGACTATAAGCAACGCCGCACCGAGTATCATCAGCCCCCATGTGATTATCTGATTGACCCATGTTGGCATACTCGAAAATGCACCCGTGTTCTGTCCGACTTTTATTCCCGCCGCAATGAGTGCTATACCGAGAATAATCGCGGGGATATTAACCGTCGCTATGCCTACCATAAGTAGTGCAACGCCGAGCAACATCGACCCATAAGCCGCTATTTTCGCCATGTTTCCGTCGAGGTCGTCGAGATTGGTGTTGAATGCGGGTGCAGACGACGCATCTGTGCCGCCTGAACTGCTTGAGCTGTTATCACTGAGCTGATTCAGCTCGTCGAAACTCGCAAGGCTTCGAGAAGCTTTTTCCGCCGCCTTGCCGACCTTGCTTGTCGCCGTTGCTTGCTTATTAAGCGCCTTTGCGTTTTTCTGCATCTGTGATACAGATTTGCCGAAAAGCGCGGCGGTAAACGACGCGAGAAAGGCCGATGCTTGTTCGAGCGCGTGCAGTAACGCTTTAATCGCAGGCAATGCAAACTCGTATATCGGCTGAAACGCCGTCAAGAGATTACCTTTTATGTTGGCAAGAGAGGTCTGTATCTGCTTGTCCGACGAGGTCATAGAGGTGAGCAGTTCTTTAAGCTTTCTGAGTGCCTTTGTTATGACCGTAAAAATGAAAACTCGCTTTGCAAGACCGCCTATGCGCTTGACAAATTTATCAAGACCGGCAGTAGCTCCAGTCAAGCCCTTTTTAAATCCCGCAGGTGCTTTGGCGCTCAGGGCTTCCCGGAGCTTTGTTTTCGCAATATCAGCTTTACTTCTGAGTCCGTCGAGCTTTTTCTCTGCATCTACGATAGCCGCTTCGGACGAAGCAAGCTGCGCGGAACGGTCGGTCTGGTGCTTCGCTTCGGCTTTACTTTCAATCTTTTCGATTTTTTCAAGGACTTTGTCATATTCCGCCTGCAAGCTGTGGACTTTGTCAACCCACTCGCCGGATTTGCCGTCAGCTCCGGCAACGCCATGTTCCCACTGCTTGTCATATTCGGCGACTTGCTGTTTTGCTTCGGCGATTTTCGCTTTGAGCGTTTCCGCCTGTTCTATCAGCGGTTTTGCGGCTTCCGGCTCGATATATCCGTCGTCAGATTTGAGATTTTCATATTCCGTGCGCAGTCTTTCGACTTCGGCTATCTGCTTTTCGACTTTGGCATTTGCTTCATCGACATTGTTCTGCAACCGTTTCATCTTCGCCGACGACTGGTCGACTTCCTTGCCGCTGAACGCCTGTTTGACGCGCTGATACATACGTGACACCGATTTATTGACCATATCGGTCGCTTTGTTTACGCCGTCCGTGTCAAATTTTGTGTCAAATTTGAGAGAGCCGTCAACCATTCAATCACCCCCCGCTATCCTAAAAGTTTATTGAGCGCGTCACGTTCTGCCTGTTCCTGTGCCGAGTATTTGCGCTCAATGTCTATCATCTTTTTGTGCTCTTTGTAAAATTCCTGCTCCCACTTGTCGAGTTTCTTGTGTCTGTTCTTCTTTTCACGGATAGAACGGACTGTCGAGAAAAGGCACTCGCCAATCTCTGCGAAATAGCCGAGAAACGTCCACCAATGCATGTAGGGCACGGCGCGGACTTCCTGCCCGGCGGTCTTGTTTACTGCGGAAAAAATCATCTTTTCGTCCTGAGACCATGACATGACCTTTTTCTGTCGCTGTTGACCTGCTTCTCGGTAGTCCTCACCGCCGTCAAGGAACCACGCCGCTTTTTTTAGGGCTTCATCGACTAACTCCGGCGGTATGCTGTCCTTGTACAAGCACCTCAACATCACTTCCATGCGGTCATAATCGTTAAGTTCTGGGTCGTCAAACGCCTCGAAAATGACAAGCGCAACGCGATAATCGGAGCAGATAGAATATTCTTTGCCTGCCACTTCGAGCGTGGTCGGAAGATAGCCTATCATAAGCTATTTTTAAACCTCGCGGCTTCGGCTTCGTACTTTTTGATACGGGCTTCGACTTTCTTCTGCTCGGATTTTATGTCAGTTTCTATAATCGGAAGAACTGCATTGAAAACGCGCTCGAAAAGCGGAACGCCGCCGCGAGTCGAAAGCGGTGAAGCTGTGCCGAACAGAACGCCGGACACTTCGGAGTTGAAGATATAGTCGAACTGACCGCATATGAACTTGCCGAGGTCGCGGAGACTATCAGCTGCCGTCTCATCGTCAAGGTCTGCGGAACCGTCGCTCTTTATCTTTACGTTCTCGTATTTTTTCATTTCTTCGTTTATATTGTTTTTAGCGTTCCGCAGACGCTCTATAAGTCCGTAGTCGGCGGTATCTATACGGACAATTCTCTGCGGGTCGCCGTTAATTTCGTAGCTTTTAAAGCCGTCGTCAAAGTTTATACTCTGTCGCTGCTGTGCCATGTTTTACCTCCTAAAAAAGGAGAGAGGCTGCCGAAGCAGCCCCCCTTTTTTGATTACTTGGACGAATCTGCGGTAAACGTTTTTGTTGCCGCATCAAAAGTTCCCTTTGTGCGTCCGCCGTTGTAGTGGATTTCAAAGGGAATCTGAACGCCGTCTTCGCCGCCTATCGACTGCGGAATGATAATAGCGTTCTCGCGATACGCCCACTCACACGAGCCGTCGGTCTTGAACAGCGCGTCAACGACAGTTGTTTCAAGAGCCGAGCCAGTCGCGCGGTCGTTGATTATGGACGCAAGGTGCTCATAGAGCGGGTCGCCACTATAAGCATAATAAGGGTCAACAGAGCCCTGCGGCTCGTAACCTTTGACATTGGTCGAGTTCTCGCCGAGTATGTTCTTTTTAGTCTCCGAGTCCGGATTCATCTCAATCGCATACTCTTCAAGGTCTTTGCCCAAACGGACATAGTTTGCAGCTGTGCCATTAAACGACGAATCGATGTAGTGTGCAAGATATTTGCGCTCTATCTTTGCGTTTGCCGTATTGGTAGTAGTTCCAGGCATTAAAATTCCTCACTTTCTATGGTATATTCGGCGTAGATTTGAAGCTGATATGTGACGCCGTCGTTCACGTTCCCTGTCGGGACTGCAAAAAGCATCGCATTTGCGCAGCTCATTTTTGTTATCTCGCCCGGCATTTCTTTGCCGTCAACAACAGCAGTCACCGCGATATGCTTTTGCTTTTCAAGCCAATAGGTCAGCTCCAATAAAAAAGCACTGTGCGCCAGTCGGTCAAACTCGTTAAACGGTCTGCCGTTGGCGTACAGCACAAAACTGTGTTTTCTTTTCTCATTGCCTAAAATATCTTTTCCGACAAGCGCATCGCCCGAAGAATAGAGTCCGAAGTCCCCGCTCTTGTTTTCGGAAAAATCGACATGCAAGCCGTTACAAAAGTCGTCTATTTTAGGACACTGAGAGAGTGTTTTTTTTACGGTTTCGATTATGTTCATCTGTTCGCCGCCTCCTGAGCGTCTTTGAGTATGTCGTCGGCTCTGTCGGCTTTCATACGCTCAAACCAGTGCGAACCTGCGAGCGGATTTTTTGTGGTATCGTATGTCAGCGGTCTCCCCGTCGGGGCTTTACTCGGCGGTGACCACCAACCCACAATCTCACCGTTTTCCTTAACCGGGACGTTCGGACCGTAAATTTCACCAATATATTGATAGTGCGCATACGGGCCCAACTGTCGAATTTCGCCAGTGCCTATGACAGTAGGGATGGTCAATGCCTTCGTCGCCAAAAAGCCGGACTGATACGGGATATACGGCGTCATAAACTTAATAACATCGGAGTCGATAACGCACTGGATTCTATACGCTCTTTGGTTCATATCTTTGGCGAACGCCGAGTTCCAATGAAGCTTAACGTTGAATGTGCCGATATAGTCCATATCTTCGGGTTGCTTTATTTTGTCGGACACGCTATCACCTCACATCAAGCTCAGTGTGTCGCATTCCCGCCGAGCCGAAATCGCACATCCGGCAAGCCATGACCGTGTGGACATCGTACCCGTCAAAAAGCCTTTTAACGCTCGCGCTCTGAGTCTCTTCGGTCGAGTTATCAATCGTCAGAGGTACAGAGCCTTTGATTATAAGGTCTTTCTGCGGAGAGAGCTGCAAGAGCGACGGCAGAAAAACCGTCACCGTGTCGCTCTCGGTCTTGCCGTTTTTGCTCGTCGAGGCGGTCGACTTCGCGTCCCAAAAAACGCGCGGCAGGAATATCCGTTCGTATTTGCCCCCTGTGAGGCGGTACACGGTTGCTTTGGTGTTGGTATACATTTCTACCCCCTGTAAAGTAAACCCGTGTCACCGAGCCACAGATGCAGAATACGGCTATATTCCTGCTGACTCTCGCGGTGCCTGTCGGTTGCCGATGCATAAGATACGGAGTAGCTGCCAACGCTCTCGGAGGTCTTGCCGCTCTGGTTGTCTGCGCTATGTTCCGACTGTAAACATTCGGCGAGCTCGCAGCAACAAGACTTAACCGCTTCCGTCACTTCTTCAATCCGGCTGAATGTGTGCCGCTCAATAACCTTGGAGGCTCTGACGGCGAAAAAGTCGAAGTCGTCCTTGCTCATGGCGTCCCCGCCGTGGAGATAGTCATTGAGATAGTAGCCGTAGTCTGCATACTGTGTCATCGTTGGTCACTCCTTATGCGGTCTTGGGCTTAATGGTAATTCCGTTAAGAGCTGCCGCCTTGAGGGTATTCTTGAGAACCACGCCCGCAACAAGCTCAACTTCGCCGCTCTTGACTGCTCCCGGAGCGGTCATATCGGGAAGATAGGTGTTTATAACGCCCGTTCCCGTAGGCGCGATGCCGTGGAATGCGTCAAGTCCGAGGTTTACGGCGTAAATGCTCGAAGTTCCAGCCGCAGTCGAGGACGGAGTGGAAGTGCCTATGCAGTCAACGGACGCACTGCCGTTGTAATGCTCGCCTGTGTCGAGCATAGGAATGTCGCCGTAATACTCAACCCAACGACCGAACTCGTCACGCTCGCGGGAGTAATAACTAGCTCTGCGGGCGCAAGCTCTGACCTTGAGGAGCATATCGCCATTCATGAGCAGGAGCGACGGCTTGCCGTCAACCTTATGAACAAGCTCATCAAGTTCGTCGAGGAATGCGGCATAGTTGGCATCGAGTTTGGACGAATCGGAGAGGTCAACAGTGGAAGTTATCTCGGTGGACTTGCCAGCGAGGGACTTTCTCAGACCGTCGAAAGTGTTGGTCACATAGCCTGTTCCGGTGCTTGCCGAAGAGCCGTTAATAACGAGGTTGTGGAAATAGTTGGTCGTTGCCTTGATCTTTTCGCGGAGCTGAAATGCTATCTCATCAACCGCGCCGGAGGTATTCTCGATGACGCGGTCAACGTTGAACTTGCCGCCCATTATGATAGCCTTAGCGGTCTTTTCGATTCTCTTTGCCTCGTTAGCTTCATACTCGCCGTTAATCTGACGAGTGGCGGCGGTGGAGGGAGTCTGAAGCTGAATATAGCCGTAAGTCAGAGTCGAACCACCGGTGCCAGGTGAAATCGCGTTGTCGAATGTGAGCATATCGAGGAGCAGAGACGAACGTCTGAACTCGTCGATAACCATCTGGTCTACATGGTCAGCCATGCCGACCTTTGCTTCTGCAAGAGTAATTGCCATTTTTTAAATCAACCTTTCTTTGAAAATTTCTCGGAAAGCGCAGAACGGAGAGTCATATCGCCGTTCGGATTCTGCTTTCTTCCCGTTCCGCCTGCATAGGGCGGAGGTGTGTTGTTGTCCTCATCAAAAAGATATCCGTTGTCTTTCTTGAGGGTTTCGAGCGCGGCATCTATATCGTCGCGCTGATTTTTGCTCGCCTTGAGTGCGTCAACATCGAGCAGCGCCTTGACTGCTTTCACGCTCTTACCTTTTTTGCCAGTTATAGCAAGGTCGAGCGCGTTCTCGAAGTCGAGGTCGGCGAGCTGCTGCTCATATTTTGTTTTCTGCGTGTTGAGGTCATTTGTGAGGTTTGTTATCTTGCCTTTTAAGTCCTCAACATCTACGCCCTCGAACTCTTTGAGTGAGTTTGTAGCGGCGCCGAGCTGACTCTTGAAGTTGTCGCGTGCCGCCGTGACCTTGCCGAACTCGGCGACGGTCTTATAGTTCTCCGCGACTGCCTTGTCGAAGTCTGCTTTCTTATCCTCGGAAACGGTAACACCGTATTTTTCGAGAATAGCGTGAATGTTTTCCATAGTAAAATCCTCCTGAACATTGCTTATATACCGCTCTGTCTGCGGTCAGAATTTAGCCACATGAACCAGTGACGGGGTAAAAATGGATATAAAAACAGCGCCTCGCACGAATGCGAAACGCTGAGATTATTGAATTGTGTCAATCGTGTTTTGGGGTCAAAATGACCTTTACATCTTTCTTTTCTATTATCTCGCTATCTGAGACAACCGCAAGAACTTCGCCGTCCTCTGCGGTTATAATAACCTCTTCGTATTCCTTGCCTGAGATGTTCATTTAATCACCTCCCTTTACGGCTTCTCTGCCTTGTTTATAACTGAATCCCGCCGCTTTCAGACGCGCAGTTTGTGTCCGCAGTCCTGCCGCTTTGGAAAATCGCGCATATTCCTGATTAAGGCGGGTATATCGTGTCCTCGCCGCCTTGAGCGCGTCGTCGTCGCCCGCGCCCTCGAGAACCGTTATCTTTCGCTCGCATTTGCGGATAGCAGTTTCAAGCCGCCGCTGCGCCTGTGTCGCTTCATAGGTGGTGTAGTGCTTGCCTTGATATGTTATGCCGTCGGCGTTCGCCCTTTTAAAGGCTTCCAACTGCTCGGCAGTGTATGTAGGTTCGCTAACGCCATAAAATATAGGAAAAGCCGCATGACCGCAGTTCAAAGTGCCGATTCGGCGAACGAGACTATCGTTGAGCTTCTGATAGTCCTCATCGCGGTATTGCTTGCCTTGTATAGGTTCGTGGTCGGGAGCACTTGCGGCGTGGGCTGATATTTCCCAGCCGTCCGCGCCGTACTTTTCGTGATTTTGTTCGCTGATTTTTTCCTGCATCAGACCGAGACCGCCCATAATATTACGCCTGACCGCCGTTTCTATCGACGCTTTCGCACCGCTCTCATAGTCAACAGTGACAAGCCCCCGCTGATAGAGGTTTCTGCACGCCGTTTGAACCGCCGCGTTATAGTCTGCCGCGCCCGTGAACACCTGTTTAAAGGCAAAGTCGCAACAGGCGTTATAAGCGTCATAAAGTGGCAATCTCTGCCCGTATGGGCTTATCATGCCTATGGTCTGCGTTATGTTGGTGAAGTTGTCCTGTGCAAGCGTGACCGCCGCTTTGACTATCTGCTGTAAGCTCTCGTTTTCCTCGAACGGAACACTTTCAACGGTCGGCAGCTTTGACAAGTCAAATTTATATCCTTTTTCTGCCGCTTGTTCAAATATCTCATCTATCTCGTCGAGAGATACATTCAACAGTTCGGCAAGCTTTTTCTTAACTTCTTTTTGACTTTTTCCGAGCTCTTGTATCTTCCATATTTGATATCCTGCCGTGGAGGTTATCTGCCCCGCTTCGGCTACTCTGCGGGCGATATCCCGTAGCAAGAAGTCGGTCATCGGGTCTGTTATTTGCATCGCGAGTATTCTCAATGCTTCAATGCTATCTGGCGGTAGCATAGTTACTCAACTCCTGCCGTCATGCTCTCTATCTCGGGCATATAGTTGTCTCGTATGTTTTGGATAGCTTCGGGAGTGTCCCACGGCAGCTCAAAATACCACGCAACAGCTATCTCCGGCTTAATAAGTCCCATCTGCACCATAGCGCAGTACTCATTCCACGTCTTGTCGCGGTTATAAAGAACACCGTCGCCGTAGTCGAGTGTAACCTCGTCCGGGTCGATAGGTGCATAACCGCCGATATGATAAAGCGCGCCAAGCTCCGAGCAAAGTTCCAGCAGCTTTTTAACTGTCTTTGTCCAAATCCCCTGCATATCGATTATAGTCAGATTATAATCACCGTCAGAAGATGTTATTTCCGTAGCTGTTCGCTCGGCTTCCTGCACATCTGACAAAATACCGCGCTTAAAGCCGATAAGACTTTCGATATTCCGCAGATATTCGGTCTTCCTTGTAAGATAGCTCTGCTCGCGGAACGCGGGCGAGAATATCGTAACACCGAAGTCCTGCGGGTCTTCGTCAAAAGCGGTAAAGATATCATCTTCGAGACTGCGCGTCTTCGTATTTCCGTTCTTGCCAGGCTTCTGCCTGGTGAGGTCTTCGGGCACCATTATACGCGCCCTACCGAGTTCAAACTCGCGGGAAAGCTGCCATTCGTTACGGTTGATTCGCGCTATGAGCTGTGCCGCAGGTGCATATATCGCTACGCCGTCCGCCGAACCGTCAACCGTGTTGTAAAGCGGCGTTTTGAGTGATACAAGACCGATTCCGTCAACGGGCAACACCGCCACAGGCTCTAAATTCGCATATTTTTCGAGCGTGTCGAGTGGGACTTCCACGCCGAGCGTGTTTGAGTCGCTTGACCGAAAGAGCTTTGTTTCTATCGTTAAAGCTTGCCCTGCCGTCCTGCGCTCGAGCAAAGTATAATATTTGCCGTCTTCGATTGTCGTTTCCGCAGTTCCAACACTTGTAAGCTCGTTCAGCTCGTTTCTCGCAAGCGGTATAAAGCAATCACGCCTAATCGGGACAAAATAAAACCCGTCCGCAGTTGGTACAGGCTTTATAAGGCATTCGCCGGAGATAAGTGCCTGCTGAAACGCTTCGCGCCGTATCTCTTCCAGCTCGCCGAGAACTCGCTCTGCAAAGGCGTTTTTAGTGCTTGTCTCATACTCTGAAAAAGTGGTCTTTATAAGCTTATTGACGACGAGAACGGGCAGTCGCTGACAGTCGTCGAGACCGTCGCTCTCATGGTCAAAATACATCTCGAGCCATAGCTTGATAGCGGTTTTCATTTCTCGCGTCGTGATATCTTTGACCCCGAATGCATCGCTGAAATTATATATTTTCTCGCAATTAAGCAACGCAGATATAACGCTCATTTGTTGCCCTCCGTGTTTATTACTATCTTTTTGAGTGACCTAACGCCGCGCTCAAGCCCTGCGATATACGCCCTCAAACGCTCGTTCTCGCGTCTCAAATCATCTACCTCAAGGTTTAAGCTTCGCAGTTCTTCGGTCATGCTTTCCTTTGCATAAGACGGCAAGTATTTTTCTATTATCCACACTTTAATCTTCGTCATCTTTATTGTACCCCATCCAGCGGAGTTCCCTCCTTAATACCGTGTAACAAAAGTAACGCATATCGTCCATCGCGTGGTCGTATTCCTTTACAACCTTGTCGACGGTCGATTTATCATCCCAGCGATACATGCCGAACTCTTTCAAGATACCCTGGCAGCTCGAATTTATCTTTATGGCGCCGCCTTTGACCATCTCAGAAGTGACTCGGATTCCGTCAATTACGTCGTTCTTAGCTTTTCGCACGGAAAATCTGCCGTGTTTTCTGATACAGGTGATAAAGCTCGCGGCGGACGGGTCAACAATTATTCGCTCAATGTCATAGCCCTCGGCGAGTTCTTCGACCGCTTTATAATATTCCTCGTCGGTCATTTGTCTCTGTCGCTTGCGACCGTCATAATAAAGCTCTTTAATGCGCGTCGCCGTCTTGCCGTTTAAGCACCACAGACCCGCCGAAAACGGATTCAATGTGCCATAGTCGATAGATATAAAATAACGCCCCTGTTCCGGGACGGTATCATCAATTAAACTGTTGACATCGACATCGTAAACAAGCCCATCCGCCGCTACCCACAGACCTAAAATAAACCGCTGATAAAACACTCCCGACGGGTAAAGCCTGAAATATCGCTCTCTTATCTCGTCGGTAAGTGACGGATTGTCGGTTAATAAAAAGTGTATGTGGTAGACATGTTTCTCTTCGGGCTTCGTTACCCATTCTTCATAAAACCAATGTGCCGGGCTGTCGGGGTTGCAGTTGAACCAGTACTTCGATCCAGTCACCGAACATCTCGCGAGCGACTGCTCCACAAACGAGCGAGGCATAAGCGCGACCTCGTCTAAGAGCACGCCCGCAAGGGTCAAGCCCTGAATCAATCCCGCCGAACTCTCGTCTCTGCCGCCGAACACATAGAAATAGTTTGTCTTGTCGTTTCCGGTCACCACAAGAAGCTTGCTTGACCTCTTATAATTAAGCTCAAAATACGCCGTTAAATCGGTCATTCCGAGCAGCGGCGTTATTATGTTACGCTCTGCCGATTGGACGGTCTTGCCGCATATAGCGAACGTCTGACCGTCAAAATATCGCATAGCCCAATGAATGAATGACAGAATCATGCAGACGGTCTTGCCTGAACGGACTGCACCGTCGCATATAATGGCGTCATATTTGTCTTTGTCCTTGCCGTGACACCAGCGCAGAATCTCTTTTTGCTTCGGCGACAGTGTTGTTATTTTCATTCGTCGTCACCGTCCAGTGCCTTGTAAAGCTCTGATATGTCGCTCTGCTGCTGACCGCCATTCTCGGCGGCAAGCTCCATCAACGCTTTAAATGCCATTGTGTCTCCGTTCATCGCCCGGTTGAGCTGCGCGTATATCATCGCCTCTTTGGCTGATATATTAGCCCCGTCCGTTATCTCGCTCAGGTAGTTGACCTCTGCCGGGTCACTGTTTTTGAGGTACATCGACATGGCGCGTCTCACTATTTCGCGGGTATCTCTCAGGTCACGGCGCACCTCACCTGAACGCTTTCCGCCTTTCCTCTGGTCTTCCACTGTTAAAGTGTGTCTTTTGCCCCCGAAATTCGTCTGCTTTGCCATGCCACCACCTCTCTTCTAATCGTTTTAGGTATAAAAATACCGCCGACTGAACTCAGCCAACGGCAAATATAAAATATTCAGCTTTCGTCAATATTAAAAATCAAAATCAACAGCCGTAATTTCCTCTATTATGTCTATCAGAGCTTTTGTACCACCGTCAAAAGCTTTGTAGCGCAGAGCGTCCTCTTTGGTGCATAGGGTATCATCGTCTATATCATGTCCTTCTCCGTCGTCGTCATAAACCTCAATTCCCCACCACCCGTATATGCTGTATCTTTTTCCCTTGTAGGTGAACTCTACCGCCTGCATTAACGGTTCGTTGTAATCTTCAAGAAACTTTTCTCTATTCAACGGTTTTCCCTCCTATAAATTTGATGTATTTGCCATATTTCTTTATCTCTTTTTTTGTCATATATCGCGTATTGCTGTTCCGGCCACCCCGGATGATATGTACATGAGCTACGCCTTTTTTAAAATTTCTGACAATTTTATTTTTCTTCCTGTCTTTATGGCTGTGGCCAATATTAAACTCTTTTTCGAGTTCTCTTTTGTCGTTGTATACTCCCAGGCTCTTCATTTGTCCTTTTGCATTTTTGAAAATATATATCGCATTCGGACTATTTGACATTCTCGGCAAAGAGCCGCTTCCCCCCGCTATTGGGGTAATTATTTCAGCTCCGTCAAACTCTCCGACTGTTTTATAATATCCGGTCGTTTTTCCGTTTTTGCCACCGCGATTTCCTTTCGGCATAATTATTCTACCTCAAAAATTTTTATAAATCAACTTCGCTCCACCTTTTTTCTGAAAATTTTTCTATACGCTCGATATTCTCGTGCTTTACATTGCTCGGTATCTTTCCGTAAATAAAAATCTTCTGGGGGTGCAAAGTATCAATCATTGTCTGATATTCTCGCTCCCAAATTGGGAAAATCTCTGCGCTTTCTTTCACCCACATGGTCGATATGGCGACAATGCTATGCTTTGGCTCGCCGTCTAAATACCAATCAAAAGAGCGCTCGTCAGTGCTTGCTCTGATAGTCGGGATAACGGTCAACCCGCATTCCTGCATATAGACCGCTACCCAATGTTTACGATAATGATTGAATATCTGTGTTGCCATAGGCATATCGCCGTATGGTGAAAAGTCAGGAGAGAGCACACAAGCATATTCCGCGAGTTTTTCTATATACTTCTCGGGCGTGTTCCAGATCCGCTCAAACTTATAGTCGTCACGGAAAAAGTGAATACCTGTTTTTTGCTTCTCTTCCGGGCTTCGCTTATCACTGAGCATAAAGTCAAATGGAATCCAGTCCGTGACCTCCGGGAGCTGATATACCGGCTGTATCTCGGGTATGTCATATTTGCCGACCCCGGAGAACTGCGCTCTTTCAAGATTCAGAATATTTGCTTTCCGCGTCTTGGTATCGAGCTTGTTCTTTTTCTTGACTTCTGGTGTCATGAAGTTGAACCCGAACTTACCCATGTCAAAGTTGAATATGCCGCCGAGCTCTTTGTCAAGGAAGCCGAAGTCCCATTCTGTCTTTTCCGCGACTTTGTTGTCAGCGAGCCTAAATGCTTTTATCTGCTCGTCGTCGAGGTCATCGGCAACAATGCAAGGCACCTCCGCCAAGTGGAGCTTCTTTGCCGCCTTTAGCCTCGTGTGACCACATATGACTGTGCCGTCACCGTCAATTACTATCGGGACTTTGAAGCCGAACTCCGATATGCTCTCGGCGACATACTCCACTGCTTCGTCATTTCTGCGCGGGTTGCGCTCATACGGCTTGAGGTCTTTTACTTTCTTTGTAATTATCTCCATGTTATCACCTGAATTTTCAAAGCGTTGTCGGCGGCTATCCGACAACCGAATAACCACCGACAACCAACGGGAAAGAACTAACTTGTAGGTGTGCAAAGTCGGAGTTGAACCGAACTGTCGGGGTATATCAGCCCCGAAGATAACCGTATGTCACCGTATGTGCCGCCCGAGCTGCGTCTTGTCGTCAGCCATCGGGATTTCTGCGGCTTAACAAGCCGCCGCCGAGCGCTCAGGCAACCCGATACTTAACTTCTCGCGCTTCCTCGCCCTCTTGGCGGCTTGGAGCGGAACAAAGGACTCGAACCTTTAATGCGCCTATGCGCGCATATCGCCTGAAAGCTCCGCATAAAAAGCCCTGCTATTAACCCGCCGCAGGGCTAGGCGGTAAGAAAGGAGCCGGTTTTCCGCACCGGCGAGCGGTGGAGATGTGGTAAACAACATGAACGGAGAAAAGAAGTAAAAGCGGTTGCCCGTCCACTTTTACATCTATATGATATCATATCTCCCAACTGTATTTCACTGTATTTTACAGTATTTTACTGTACACTTTTAGCGTTGAGGAGTTCTTCAAGTGCCGCGCAAGCTTTCTTGTTCGTTTTCCAACACCACTCGCGGGAATATCCCATCTCTTCTGCAATGTCTTCAAAGCTCATCCTGCTGAGGTGCCTCAAAAGCAGGAACTCTTCCCACTGCGGCGGGAGTTGGCTCACAAGAGCTTGAAACTCGTTTTCGGCGGCGAATTTTTTCTGATATATCTCTATGATTTCGTTGCCTAAGTCGACATATTGAGATATTAAGCTGCTCATTTTGTCCTCTGCCGTCTTCTGCACCGACTCGGACGGCGGGGCGGTAATTGATACCAACATATCAAACAGCTCCGATTTCTGACGCTGTTTGAATGACAACTCATTGTCAAGGTGCTTTATTTGGTTGACGTATTCGGGAACGGTCACAATATCACCTCTATTTCTGTTCGCGGGTTTTCTTTGTCATAGCTTCCGCACAACTGAAGCTCGACATTTGAAAAGCTGTCATCTTCAATTATCCCGGCTTCCCGCAAACCGTCGAGAATAAACTTGCCGTTGTAATTGTCGGGGTCGTGCCGTTGCCTTGTGCGGAAAAAGTATGTAATTCTGACAACGCACTTTTTTATCGGCTCGGACGGCTTCGGGCGGCAGTACGCCGCGCAAAGGACTTGCCACTGCTTTTTTTCTTCACGGTACGCCCATACATTCTCACGCCCGGCGAACTTGTTAAGCGAAGGCGGAATATCGGGGATGGTGTAGATGTATCTTTTGCACTCACATTGTGGGCATATCTGCCGACCTTCGGGGACTATCTCTCCGCAGCATATACATCTGTCAGCGTCGGGCATTGTCTTCACACCTCTTTCAAAGATTTAACATACAAAAGATATTGCAATCGGTCGGAATTTCATCTGACAGTTTTCCTCGTCGAGGGTCTAACTCATCGAGAAAACACTCTTTTAAAATACGAGCGTTTAGCTCTCTTTCAAGCTTCGCACGACTTTCAAACACATCAGGAAAATCAACTCGAATCTTATTCCAATACCCCATGCCGCCCTTTACGCAGCCGACACAGTTGTTGTTGTTATATCCAAGGTCATACATAATAGGGCGTTTAATGCCTAATTTTGAACAGATACCGTGAGCGTCCTGCTTGTTTAATTCTCTTTCAACAAGCGAAAAACAATGATTAAACTCAGGCATAGCGTCTATAAGCCTGTCCGCTCTTTGCCTTTCATTACAATCCATGCCCCAAACATAGGTTATATCAAAATCCTTATGCTCATATTCCCATTGTTTCCTTACTCGTTTTTTAAGATAGGCGGTGCAAGGGGCAAATCCAGTCCGCACAATCTTAAAACACCCGCAAGCTCTTGCACGTTCTTCAACATTTTTATATTCGACACTTCTCAAGATTTCTATTTCTTTTCCGAGCACCATTTCACAGTCTTTAATGAATCTCATACTGTCTGGGTGCTGGTCTTCAATGTCTATGTAAATGAATTTATCAACCGTGTCTTTCTCAAGATATCCGGCGACGAAAGACGATACACCGGCGGACAACCAACAAACTTTCAACTTGTTCATGGCGTTATTTTTTCCACTCCTTTAATGCTCGTTCTGCCTCTTCACAGGTAGGAAATGTAGCACTTCCCCATTCTTTTGCAAACATAAAGATATTCATTTCTGTTACATTGCAACCAGCAACTCTAAGCTTATAAGGACATTTCACGTCATTTGGAAGCTCGCAAATCCTATCATCTGTTCCAAAACCATAAAATTCGCATTCAGTCTGTCCCCCGTCAATATCTTCACAAGAACATTGCGTAATGCGATACACCGTATCTCCTATCTTGCAGGGAGGCACGATAACGCCGTGTTCAAGAAGTAAGTCTGCCGTCCTTTCCTCATAGCACTGTTTAAGGTTTGCATACTTACAATTCTCGTCGCAAAGATAAGGCGACGGACAAGAACCAAGTTTTAGAATTTTAATCAGTCGTTCTCTGTCTGCACCAGCCATTTAATCATCCTCGCTTTCGAACCATTTCATTAGCTTTTCCATGCACATCGGACACAAATCTTTGAATTCGCCCCGCACAAACACCGTTTCACCGTCCCAGTCTAAAATAGTCGTTTTATCGCGTATACGGAATACATATATGTTGCCGCATTTATCACATCTTTTAGCAAGTGACATTGTTAAAATCCTCCAACTTATTATCGTAGATATTGCCGATAACCTCAATGTACGCGCCAGCTTCTTCCATATCAACCCACAACAGGATGTCGGTATTGAGATTGTCTCCGCCCATTTGAACAAGCTGAAAACCCCAGTTGTATTCATGATTTGGGTTTCCAAAAGACACAATCGCGGTAAACACCCCGCCGTTATTTGCGTCAACACATTTTACAATATCGCCCTCAAAAATCTTTGTGCCGTTTTTGTCTTTAAGACCTGTGTATTGTCCCACAGTTTCAGGATTAACAAAAATTCGACATTTGTTTCCAAACCTATCGGGATATATAATTATTGTTCTGTCGTCCTCAGTTGTGTCCAAACTGCCAAAGCACCAACTATGATTTATGACTCCAGAAAAATCTTTACCTCTAAACAGTATCTCACGCATTGTTGTTACCTCCGTCCTTTCTAAACATCACAACCTGTACGCTGTCGTATACATGGAGTTCCGTGCTCTTAAATGGGAACTTTCCGCAGTGTGGGCAGGTGATTGTGTTAAGCATTTCTTCTTCCGTCAGTTCGTAGCCACACCAATTTTTAGAGGTTTCGACTACTACCGCTTCGTCACCGCAAACTCCAGCTTCGCACTCGTCTTCGTAGTCGCTTCCATCTCTCGCAAATGTCCGAACATTGAGCTTTTCAAACTCATGCCCGCATTTTTCGCACTTCATTTTGCACCTCCGTCCAGTCAATCTTCTGCCCACAAAAAGAGCAGAATGAATCACTCGAATTGGGTATTTCGTCGGAATATAAAAGCCACTTACGGCATATCGGACATAAGTACCCGTTAAAGCCTTTATAGCCCAAAGCTTCGCCAAAATAAGGCTTCTTCGGTATCTGCTTTTCGAGAGCTTCTTTGCACACGATAAGCATTTCTGTATATTCTTGTACGCCTTGATACTTTTCGGAAAATTCTACATCATTCAGAAGCTCTAACGCTTTTTTTGCTATCATCATTTTTACCTCCGTCCATTTTGGCGCCGCAGTTCGGACAAAACGGCGTTCTAATATATTTTCTTGTTTCTTCATATCCTGTAGAGCACAAGTTTTCTTCACAATCATATTCAAGTGTTTCTTTAAAGGTGCTTGTATATTGTGCTTCCGCTCCGCAGCACGAACACACGCAAGGAATATCGCAATAGCCATCCTCAATCCATTTGCCGTGTTTAATTTTTTGTACATCAGCGCTAGCAATAAAATCTAGACAACCAAGCTTTTCAATATTGTTGCAGACTTCCCGCATATGGCAAACTTCATTGTGTATGCAGTCTTTGCAGTCCATTTTTTTACCTCCCGCTTGAACCAAATCCGTTATTGCCGCGTGCCGTCTCGTCGAGAGTATCGACGACTTCAAGCTCATCGCTGCAAATCGGCAAAATGACGAGCTGCGATATCTTATCGCCCTTTTTGACCAAGTAAGGAATTTGGGTGTTGTTGTATAGTTTGACGCAAATACTGCCTGTATAGCCCGCGTCGATAACGCCCTCACTTGTTATGCCGTGTTTGACATTAAGTCCGCTCTTGCTCTTGAGAAATCCGACGAACCCTTGCGGTATCTCGATATGTACGCCTGTGTTAAATGTCGCGCTACCATGCGCCGGGACTATCTGACCTTCCCTTGCCATGAGGTCAAATCCTGCATCATCGGGGTGTGCTTTTTCGGGTTTGTATGCGCCTTTTTCTAAAACAATTTTCATTTTGTTAAGCTCCTTTTGTTTCTTCATCGTTCATAGGCTCGTTCCAACAATCCTTGTTCCAACATTCATCGCATTCTAACACTGGACACTCTCCGCCGTAGATTCTTTCTCTGCATACAAACGGGGTTCCATCCGAGTTTCTCCGCGCTTTCGGGAATTTTTCAAAGAAGTCTTGTGCGTATGTTTTCTTCGGGTGTTCATTGCTCCACTTTTGTAGATTTTCAATTAACTTTTTGGCATATTCGGCGCCCCTTGTTATACCGGGGTGCTTGCAAAAAGCAAACAGCGGGCATTGCTCTTTGTTAGCCACATCAGCTGTGCACCCGGTGCGTGAATCGCAAAGCCTTTTTGCTTCGGCAAAGAAGTCTATTGTTTTACTGCAATCCATAATTTTTCCTTTCTGCCCGGACTTTCGCCCGGGCACTGCATTATTTTTTCTTGTAGGCTATCGGCTTTGACATGTTCTGACGCTCAAACTCCGAGATGTCATATGAAGCTTGTCCTTTTGGTTTGACATCTGCGGTCGGAGTCCTGCTATCACGCCGCGCCCAGTTTCTGATAGTGGCAAGGTGGTTTTTATAACTTTTGCCAGTGCTTGCCATATACGCGCTCAGGCGTTCGATTCTGTCAGACCAGTCAAAAAACTCTTTTTTCAGTTTTTCAATGTCTTCGTCAGACAGAAGAACATTTTGATATTCACCGTATTTGTGGCGCGTGGGTTTTTCTTTATCTATTTCTTTTATATCTTCTTCTATATCTTTATCTGTATCTTCTTCTATGCCTTGACTTCGTTGACATGTCATTGACATGTCATTGACAGCCTGCAAGGCACGCTTTTTTGCGCGGGATTTTTGTTGTGCGAGTCGGTTGTACTCCTTGAGTTCGGCTAACTTATCGACACTTTGGTGCTTCTCCCAATTCGGGATAGTTATTGTGCCGTTCACAACCTCTATCATTCCGAAGCTTTCAAAGGTGGTAAGAGCGAGACGCACGGTAGATATAGGACGGCGAAAGATAGTTGCAAGCATTTCCTCGGTGTATGGTATGCGGTCACTAAGCATAAGCACGCCGCAGTTGTTCTGCTTGCCCGCGAGACAGAGGATTTTGAACCATATAACAATTATGGAATCAGCGTCGGGCATACTCTCGATGAGCGATATTTTTTCATCGTCGAAGATATTAACGCAGAGTTTTATCCATTTGAGCTCCATTGTCTCAGCTCCTTTTTATCGTCCTGAAATGGGCTTGTACGGGAACGACATATTTTCCCTCGCGCTCCGCTACATAGCGTCTGAGCCCTTGTGCTCTGCGTGACAAGCTTCTGCAACGGCGGTCAGTCTCATTGAGGAAAGCTTTAATCTCGACGATGTCGTCGGAAAGCCAATATCCGACGCTATGCGACGATGAAAGAATAGGTGCTCCGCCGTCCCTTGCAAGCTCTATCAGCTTGCGAACGGTTCGGTCGTCGAGCCCCGTATAAATGCAAAGTGCTTCCCGCGTGACCGCGTTTTCCTTGCCTTTGGGTATAAAGTCGACTATGTTCATCTCGCTACCTCAGAACGGCAAGTCGTCGCTTATGGGTATTTCCTCGAAGTCGTCGTTGTTCGGGGTCTGCGGCTTGTCCGCCTTTGACCCGCAGAAGCTAACTTCGTCGGCAATAACTTCAAATGCGGTGCGCTTGTTGCCGTTTTTGTCCTCATAGTTGCGCTGCTGAATACTGCCGCGAAGCGCTATCATTGCACCTTTTTTGAAATACTTTTCGACAAACTCGGCGGTCTGCTTCCATGCGACAACGTTGATAAAGTCGGTCTGTCCGCGCTGGAATCTGCGGTCGACGGCTACAGTGAACGATGTTACCGCTGTGCCGTTCTGAGTCTGTCTGAGTTCGGGGTCGGCGGTCAACCTACCCATGAGGATTACGCTGTTAATCATTGTTTGACCTCCTGTTATTTAAAAAATCTTTCGACGACATCTGATATATGCGGCGGATTCTGAGCTCGCAGTTAAGTTTTTCGATTTCGTCGTCGTTTGCCGTCTTGTAAAACTTGCATTTGTCGCACTCGCGCTTTATCAACGCCTTGCAGCCGTTTTCCGTTGCTGAGCCATAGGCAAAGCAATTCTGTCTTACCATTTGTAATTCCTCCCGAAAATCTTTATAAAATCAAGGTCAGGATAGACCTCCTCAAACTTTTTTTGTGCCAATTCCTGTAGGCGGTGACGGTTGTCCGCGTTGTGGTGTACACCGTCCGGCGGCTCGTTGTGGCACCAGTGGCACAGATACACGGTTAAGCCGTATTTTTCGCTGTTTTTTCTATTGGACGCGCCGAAGATGTGGTGCTTTTCCAGCCAATCAGCGCGTCCACACAAAAAGCAATTATGTTCTGCCTGTATAATGCTATTCACTCGTCCACGTGCCTTTCAGCCTTGCCAGTTCTTCGGGGGTCAGCGTTTCTACTCCGACCGCTTTACAGTCCTGCACGAGGTTGTCTATGAGCCGCGACATCTGGCGAGTGTTGTATGTGCTGCTTCCGTAATAGCACCTGACTCTAATGTGATCGCCATCGGCTTCAAAATCCACCTGCTCGGTTATCCACCCCGTGCCAAGCATTTCCCATGCTGTGCGCAGGGTGTTTGCTTCGTCCGTACCCAGTCCCGGAAAGTCACGATATATGCCTAACTCTCGGACGGCATTTCGGTATATATCTTCTTTGGTGGTCTTGATTTTTGTGGTAACGCTAAGCCTGTCTGCAAGTTTGGTGCAAAGAACCCAGCAATAGGCGTTCGCGTTAAGACTGCGCTTGCGCTTTTTCTTCTCGACGGTCAACTCATAGGGCTTGTCCGAAGATTTAACTTCTGCCACTATGCGCTGACCTTCTTCGCGGTTTTTGACCTTGAACTTGAGATAGAATCCGTCGGACTCAAAGAGCCAGTCGGCTTTTTCAATCGTCATGACTGCTCCTTTGCCGCTTTAAGCCAGACGGCTATCTGAGTTTTTGCCCTTTCTGCCAAACTGTCTGATATAGTTTCAAGAGACATGCCCTCAGGGGCTGAAATTTGGCGCATGAGCGCGTTTTCTACTTCGCCTATACTTTTCCCTCTGAGCTTCGCAAACTCGCCCATTAGGTCGCGCGTGGCAAGATTTACGGCTTCACGGTTTATCTTTTCGTCTGCGGGTGTCGACTGGGTGTTCTGAGAGCTGTATTTGCTTCTTCCTGCCGCCCAATAGACATTTGCGCCAAAACCTAATGCCTTACAAGCGACGGAAAGCGCGTCGGTATATGCCATTTTAAAGCACTCATCCGATGTATAAGTTCCGCTCCGCTCTTTGGATATGTATGACGCGCCGCCGATGCCAAAAATAGGCTTGCTCCACTCGCCGTCTATGCGGACATAAAGATTAAGGCTGACGTGCGCCGTCTTTGTTCCGTCTGCTCCGTCCTCAAGCCACTCCATGATATTGTCTGTGTACCAGCCGATGCCGCAAGCCCCGAATACCTCGGTCAGCTTCTTAATGCGCCACATCGGGTTAATGTCTGTGAATCCCTTGAGACGACCCGCCGCGATTTTTTTCTGTGCGTTGCCGGGCACTTCGCAAACCCTGCTGTAAATTTCAAGATTATCCATGTTGCACCTCACTTAATCTGAATGTTCTGAACTTCCACAATATCCGCGCCGTCAAACGATTCGCCGGACTTGACCGCCGTTTTGACATCGGTCTTGCTAATTTTCGGGGTAAATGTGACAAACTCCGGATATTTTTCCACAAATGCGGCTTCATCTGCGATTACGAGACGTTCAGACTTGCGGAAGGAAACTTTGTTTCTCGCGCTCTCAAAAGAGTTTTCACCTCTGCACTGCATAGAGCGAGACACGCAGCTTTTAAGATAGTCGACGGAGTTTTCTTTCGCTTTTTTTCTCGCCGTCAGAGCTTTTATCTCTTCATCTATCATCTTGGCTTCGGCGGTCAAATTCTTGATAGCACAAATGGTGTTGTCCAGCTTGTCCTCATAGTCGCCATTGAGCATTTCGAGGGTATCTTCGATAGCGTCCTCCGGGATTGTCCCATCTTCGACAGCTGCGATAAAATCGAGGTATTCGTTGTCGAGTTCATAGAGCTTCATCTTTTTGTTTCTCCCTTCATTATTTGAAATAGGTAGTTGATACAATCGGTTGCTGTCATTTGTTTTATTTGTTCGTCCTGTGCCGCCGTTGTCTGAACGGGCGGTGTTTGGTCTGCGTCGTTGTATCTCATGCTATTTCCCTCAGTCGCACCGGGAGTAAAATATAGGTGCTTGAATCGTCCTTGAATACCAACGGAGACACGGGAGAGCTGACAAGAAAGCTGTCAGTCTCAGCCGCTTTAAGCACTCCGACGAGATATCTCGCGTTGATTCCTATCACGAGGTCTGAATCGGTCTCGCCCGTCACTGAGTCGGTGGCACTGCCTATCGTCGTCCTCACAGACAGTTCAATGGCATCTCTTGAGAGCGACATCTTAATAGGCTGTGTCTCGGTGCTCGCGAGGATCTGAACTCTTTCGAGCGCAGATGTGAGGGCTTTAAAATCCGTTTTGACCGAAGCTATGTTTTTGGGAATAATCTTGTCTACATCGATTTCCCACGTGGTAGACATAAGGCGCGAAAACAGCGTATAATCGCGGGTCTGCGCTATAAAATGTTTGCTTGAGACGGATATCTCGACCGCGTCGGTCGCGTCCGAAAGCTCGAGCAGTGCCTTTGGCGGAATTGTTGCCGTTGCGCTCGGTGCTGTCCCCTCTTCGCACGGTATGCTTGACTCGGCGAGTGTGAACCCGTCAGTCGCGCAGAGTCTGAGGTTGTCGGAGACGGTCATTCTCACGCCTTTATCATCTGCGGCGGCGAACACGGTTTTTTTAATCAGCTTGACGAGATTCGCTCCGTCAACTCGGCAAGTTGTGCCGTCTTCGGGAGTTGGAAGCTCGGGGTGCTGCTCCGCAGGTATGCCTTTGACCTTGAGATTCGAGCGTCCGTTCTGGACGGTGAGAATATCATCATCGGTGCAAAGTGTCGTGTTTTCCTTTTGCAGCTTTCCCGCTGCATTTGTCAGAATCTTCGCGTCCGCGATTATCGCTCCAGGAATCTCTATCATCGCGGGAATTTTGACGAATATCCCAATCGTGAGATTATATCCCGTCACGGTCAGGACTCCACTTTCTGCCTTGAGCAAGAGTCCGTTTGTAGCCGGAGACGGCGATTTGTCAATGACTCTTGCAGCTTTGGCACAAGCCGCCTTGAGGTCGTATGTGTTACATGTCAATTTCATTGTTAAGCTCCCTCCATTAAGTCAAACAGCGTCGGTGCGCCTATCTGTGCTTCTGCCGCTTCGAGATAGCCCACGCCATCGCGGAAATAGTCGGGGTTAAGTTCGCAGCCGTAGCCCTTGCGCCCCATTTTAACCGCCATATACGGAACGGTCATAAGACCGCCGAACGGGTCATATACAAGGTCGTTTTTGTTGGAATATCTGTTTATTACCCGCTCCACGATATCGAGCTGTAACGGGCACACATGGAGATTTTGGCGGCGTCTGCTCTGCGTTGTGTTAAGGGTACGCATACGGTTAATGTCGTCCCAAATCTCGTCGCTCCAACTGCCGGGCGATACCACTGCGAAAGTGGCGGGAAGATGTCCCTTTTCATCGAGTTCTTTAGCGAGTTTTACATGGTCGGCGTAGTCGTAGACCGTTTCGCGGGAATATTGACGATACATTCTCTCAAGCACTCGAACGGGCGCGTTTTTGAGTTCCTCGCGGGTGACAAGTCGGTTCCCGCTTGACCGCTGATAACCGTTCGCATCAATCTGCCACTGGGCGCGGGTATAGTCGTCTTTGCTTTTAGTCACGGGGACATCTGCATATCCGTCCGTTGTATCGCTCGGAAGTTTTCGGAAAAGCAAGATATATTCAGGACAGCCGACGCCCATCTTCGTGCCGTCTTTGCACTGTTCCGTCCAGCCGAGACGATAGGTCTGATTGTTTTCCCTGACAACATCTGTACAGACCGTTATCATGCCGAAATATTGAAAGCCGTGCTTTTGGTAGTGGCTTATGCACATCGCGTGGAACGGTTCAACCGTCGGAAAGCCCGTGCCCGTCGCATTGCCGAAGAGAACGCGGTCTTTGACATGAACTGCGCAAACTCTGCCGGGCTGTAACACGCGAAGCAGTTCCGGCGTGAGATAGTCCATCTGCTCAAAGAACTGTCTCGTTGTCGCGTTATGCCCGAAGTCGTTATATGACGGGGTATATTCGTAATGGTTGGAAAACGGGATTGATGTGTGAATCAGTCCGACGCTATCAGAGGGCATTTTTCGTGTCTCGTCAACGCAGTCGTTATTCACGGCTGTGAACCTTTCTCTTTTGATTTCCACTCTTTTGACTCCTTTACTTCTTTTCAATTGCTCGGCGATATGCGGAGACGACAAGCCGTATTTTTTGATGATTTCGGACATCTTCTGTGCTAATTCGTCGTGCCGTTTCCACTTCTCACGGAGTGCTTCCCAGATTTCTTCTTCCGCTTGGGTATAGATTATGTCGATAATCACCTTTTCGGTCTGCAAGAAGCGGTGTATTCTGTGAATCGCCTGAATGAAGTCGTTGAACTCATAGTCAATACCGACGAATATCGCACGGCGGCAATATTTCTGAAAATTGCACCCGCAGCCGGAAAGGCTCTTCTTTGTGGCGAATATCCTTGTGCGTCCCTCTTGGAAGTCAATAACGCGACGTTCGCGTTCGTCATAGTCCATACTGCCGTAAATGTCGACAGCTTCGGGAATAGCCTTTTTAATCGCATGACGTTCCGCTTCGAGGTCGTGCCATAAAATAAAATGCTCGTCGGGGCTCGCTTCGTCTATCAGCTCTTTTGCTTTCGCTACTCGCGCCGATATGCTTGAGCTTTTCTCCCGCGCCGCTTCAGATAACGATGTTGCGGTATCTCTCAACAGCTTGAACTGTCCGTCACGGTCGGCGGGCAGGTTTTCCATGTCGTCGTCTATGACATGGGTACGGACTTCAAACGGCGGTAAATCGTAGCCCGTCGCATCGAGTCCAAGGTCGGCGGGTGAGCTTAGAAACAGCCCCCACGACGCAACCCAGAGCCAAAATTCACGCTCCATACTCGGATAGAGCTGCAAGTTGTTAGCTTTTGTTGAATCGCGCTTAAAAAAGCGTGTAAGTGCCTGTCCCGTGTCCATAAGGTCGAGAAACCCTGCGTAATGGATAAGCTCTTTATACCTGTTTGGGCTCGGCGTGGCGGTCGCCACAAGCTTATATTTAATTCCCTTGAACTTCGGGAAAAAAGTTTGATAGGTTTTTGAGCCATAAGAGCGAAGTACCGCAGCTTCGTCAAGGCTGACCGCCGTAAAATATTTCGGGTCAATATCGCCGTCTCTGACTCGCTCGTAATTAGTCATAAGTATCTGCGCGTCCGAAGCTCTGACCTCGTCCATGCAGGTGACATATACGGGCTCAGGGATATGTAACAGCTCTCTCGCGTCGTGCGTGAACTCCTGTCGCACTCCGAGCGGCAAGACGATAAGAGCTCGACCGCCCTCGTGCTCGGTGACTATACGGCAAAACTCGAGCTCCTGCACGGTCTTGCCGAGTCCGAATCGCTCAAACAATCCGCGCCTGCCACCCCTAACCGCCCATTGAACGGCGAGCTTCTGGTGAGGTTTGAGTGCCGGGTTAATCTCGTCGAGCGATATCTCGAACCCGCTCTCTTTGGCGACTTCTATCTTGTCATTTAAAAATTGGTCATATGTTTTCATCGCTTTTCATCTTGTCCCATGCCGGGGAAACAACTTTCCTTTCTCTTCTTTTGGGGCTAAAATACGGACAATATGTATCTGTCGCCTTTACCTCGCGGAATTTATCTGTCAAGAGGGTATAGTGACAAGCCATGCCGTCCCAGTCCGCGCCGCTGAACATTCTGCCTGCCATTCTGCATAGATATCTGCACTTATAGCATATCCTTGCGCGCTTATATTCGCCCACTGCGGTTCCTTTTTTCTTTGATTTTCGACATTATCCTCTCTTCAAAAGCTATCAGCTTGTCCTCGCGGATAAATCCATAGATGATAAGTACAACGAGGGCAATCTCAAACACCGTTTGAATCGCAAATTTCAGTATCATTTCATCATCTCCTCGAAGCTCTCATTTCTCTTTGTGCCTGAATAGACCGTCGAGTTCTGGGCTACTACGGCGAGCATAACGTCCGTGAGCGCATCGAGTTCCTTTGACGCAATATCGGGGGTCTCAGAGATGATTTTTATGACGAGTTTACAAGCTGTTATAATTGCCGGAGCGCTGAGGGGAGTAACTGTCACGGAATTTACAATGTCTTGCGCGATATCAACCGCCAGTCTTGCGATTGCTAACATATGACCTTTTTTATCGTCCTGCTCGAATGTTGTGTAGAGGTCTTTATATAAGGGTATGTATTTTTCCTGCATTTTCTTTTCTCCTTTACATGTGTATCTTTTCAGCTTTTGTCAGTTCTGCGCCGCTATACTCCGCGAGCTGTTTTGGGTTGATGTAATAGGTATAGCGGTTGCCGTTGAGCTTTATCGCCGTACCTATCGGCAGTTTGCCGCGCTGTAGACCTATTCGTACAAACATCTCGCTCATGCCGAGTATTTGCGCCGCTTCTTTTACTGTGATTTTGCGCATGGTGTTTGTCTCCTTTCACGAGAGCGCTTTCAAGAAGCGTTCTTTTCCTTTTACAGTGACAAGCATCTGAACGCCTGTCCAGTCGGTCTTATCGTTGTATGTCTCCTTGACAGTGAACAGCCCTGAATCGACATGCTCCGCATAGGGCATCAGCCTGCCGCGCTTGTCGCGGTAAATGTATTTGTGGTCTATAAGCCACTTTACAAAGTCATTCTGTTTCAGCCCGAGAAGCTTCGCCGTCTCTCTGATTCCGGTAAGGCTCTCACGGTCGCACAAACCGTCAAAATATTCCGCTTTTGGCTGCATAATGGCGTTCTGCACGGTCAGGTTAGAGTTTATAGCCTTGACTCTTTCAAGCTTCTCCTGCGCCATTCTAAGGGCTCTCGCCATAACCGCTTCGGGAGAGTTCCACTCCTTTTCAAGCTGCAAGAAATACTGTCTCGCCTGCTTGCCTTTCTCGTTGCGCTGAAGCATACATATTTCTTTTGCCATGTCGATTGTGAGCTGTGCATCCTGTCTCGACTTTCCCGGAAGTCCGTCAGACCTATTGGACAAAAATGTCCGATAGTCCTCGTCCTCAGTAAAACCGTATTCGCACATTCTCGGAAACCATTTGTGAAATGGGGTTTCTACTTCCAAGAATCCGTGCAGGTCTCTTGCTAAGACTGTCGGTCTGTCGCTTTCATAATTGATTTTGATTAACTCGTTCATTGTGTAGCTCCTTTATGTTGACTTTTGGTCTTGAAATTTATATACTAAAAACAAAAAATGTTGAGGTGTGTCATGCAAGTTTCTAAAACAACGAATGTTACTCTCCCGGCATCTGCTTCCTGGAGAATCGAAAAATTTTCATTGCTTGAGCTTTTTAAGACTATTGAAAATGAGTACACCGCACTGATTCCGGCATCGGAGAATTATCGAACTACCGTAGTTGTCTGTCGTGACATAAGTGATGAGACAAGGTACACTTTAGAGGAATTTAAGAAATACTTTTCAGACAGTGCGCCTTTTAAGTCTATAACTCTCCTGTGTACCAACGCACTCGAAGAGTCCGCGTACCTTTATCTTGATGCCAAAAGCATTCTGTATAAGACTCCATATCAGTGCTACATTTCAATTTCTTCCTCAAGTCTCACAGAAGCAGAAGCAGAAGATTTTTTAAAGAAGATGACAGCACTTGCTATTCCGTTTTTATCGGAACCAAACGCAGCGCAGAACATCGAAGATTTCCGCATCCAACAGGCGCCTGCTTCAAAGACTCAAGAGGAATCACGCAGTGGTGATGATAGCGACACAAACCACGACAGCCCAAACGGCAAGCAGCACAAGAAACGAACGGCTTTCTGGAATTCGGCTGATAAAGTCGATCGGATTATTGGAATTATAGTCGGTGTTCTTACGATTCTCTCTTTTTTCGGCATTCACAGTTGCACGCAACACAATGATAATTTGAAAAACCAAACATCCAGTGTTAATAGCGAAACAGATTTTACCTAACACCATATAGTCACACCCCCCTCTTTCGACTTCCGGGCGAGTAGTTGCCGCTGCTTGCCCGGAAGTTTCTCTTCGGTCTCAAACTTTTTCATTTCTTCACCTCCTTGCCGTCGGGGTTGTTAAAGGTTGATATGTTGTTCATTGTGTAGCTCCTTTCATGCGGTTGTTTTATTTCTTTTTGTGTGATATAATTTTGTTGTAGGCTTTAGGGAGGTGATATCATGACCAATTCTGAGATTGCTCTCGAGCTTGTAAAAATGTTTCAAAATGACATAAGATCTGAAATTCGTCACTCCGATGGGGATTCTTTTGATAAGCGCAAAGAGTTATACGTCAAAACGTATCTTTACTTTCTTGAGAATCTTAACAATAGCACCGAAGTTAAATAATCAGGCGTGGTAACACAAAGATTCAAAAACTCTTACCATAGCGAGCGTTATGTCCGCTAAATCTTCAGGCCTACACTCTTTTGACTTCTGGGCGAGTAGTTGCAGCTGCTCGTTCAGAAGTTTCTCTGCGGTCTCAAACTTTTTCATTTCTTCATCTCCTTTCTCAGTTCATTTCAGGAAAGTGTTAATTACCCACTGCGCCAGCAGTGCCCCGAGCACTCCCGCGAAACATCCGAGTAGGATTGATACGACCGCGATTTTTGTGTTGTGTTCGCCGTCGTCCTTTCTTGCTCGGATTTCTTCTTCCATACGCCTAATTTCTGATTCCGTCATATCTTTGCCTCTTGTCTGTTGTTTTATTTCTTTTTGTGTGTTATAATTCTCACCAAAGGAGGTGAGAAAGAATGGTGATGCAGCCTGTTTCGTCGAGCAATCTAGCAAGCGTCGGCTATGAGAATGGAACTCTACACATCGGTTTTACTAACGGCAGTTTATATGCCTATTACAATGTACCCTTTGCCGTGTACCAGAACCTGATGACCGCACCGTCTCATGGCGAATACTTTCACGCTCACATTAAGGGAATTTACAGGTACGAAAGAATCGGTTAATCGATAACCACAAGTACAATAGCGGGACCATTCACTTTGATTTCAATATCTTTATGCGGTTCTGCTATTGTTGCTTCTACTCCCTCGCGCTGCCGGAGTTCCTCTACAAGTTCTCTCGTGCTAACGCCATCAAAAGGTCTCATCTTTTCATCTCCTTTCTCTGTTCATATCAGAAAAGTGTTAATCACCCACTGTGCCAAAAGTGCGCCGAGAACTCCGCCGAAACATCCGAGCAGGATTGATACGACTGCTATTCTCGTTTGGTGCTTGCCGTCGCTCTTTCTTGCTCGGATTTCGTTTTCCGCGCGTTCAAGCTCAAGGTCTGTCATCTTTTCGCCTCCTTTTTTGTTGCGTAACGCAACTAATTAAGCAAAAAAATATGCGCCAAAGTCTAACGCTGATATTCCGAGCGTTTCCGCTATTTTATTTGCCTCGTTCAACGTCAGCTGTCTATTGTTGTTGATTTTCAAGCAACACGTCGCCTGTGTTATGCCTAAAATATCAGCTAGGTCTCTCTGAGTTACATTTTTTTCTCGCATAAGTCCCTTGAGTTTCTGAGAGTTTATCAT